CCCCTGCCATACCTTTAAATGTGGCGGGGGCGTTTTTTACTGCTGCTATTATTTTAGAGCTTGTTGTAGATAGGAACTGCCCCATTCCAGTTGAGCCAATATACTGAGCTGCCATTGGCCCCAGTATGGCAACACCTACAAAAGCTGCGAAAAAAGGAGCTACTTCTTTAAACCCTTCAAAAAAACTTTTTGATTGCGATATTTTAGGTCTGTGATAAGAGCCATACTGCCCTACACCGCCTAGTTGCGTGTAATACCCTTGGTCAGTGTTCATGTGCAGCACATTTTGCAGCCTGCCACCGTCCCGCTGTTCTTGGTAGTAAACAGGGGTTAAACCTAAATTTAACTCTAATTTTGTTCCGTCAGGTGTAGTAATAGAAGTAGGTATTTTGTTGTCTTCTATGTACGTTTTTATCTTTTTATTATGATCTTGCAGTGCTCTTGCGTAAGCATCAAAACTTGTATATATGGGGCCGGGAGTTTTCCTAAGCTCTTCTGATCTTAGCCTATCTGCCCCACTTGTTGTGCCAGTGTCGCTTCCAATACCTACACCTACTTTTATAGGGTCATACTTGGGCTGCATTGCGGCAAAAGTTTTTAACTGTGTAAGCTGGTCATTAGATAGAGAGGTATTGTTGTTACCATCAGTAACAATGTTTTGTTTTTGCCAATCTTCTAAACTAATATCACCATAGCTAACAAGATTACCCACCCCTGCAGGGGTCAGTCCATAATCGGATGCTCCCGATTCCTCAAACGAAGCCTCTGTGTACTCATCAGATATATTAGCTGTAATATTATCGAGGAGAGTCTTGCCTTCATCGCTATCGAAATATGCTTCTAGCTGTTCTTGTATTTGTTCTGCAGTGAGGGCCATCACGTAACCTCTAAGATACTGGCAACAACGTGCAGCCTATCAGCGGTAGCTGCTGTGACTTTTAATACCTCAGATTCTTGCACCACCAGCGGTGCCGTAAGCAGTTCTACTGTGGTGTTGGCACCTACCGCTTTAACCTTGAACAAGCTAAACACTGCTGAATCTGAATCGGTAATAGTTACAGTGATAGTATCAGCGTTACCTGAGTCTTCCGATACAATTATAGATTTAACAATAGCGGTAGTAGCTGTCGCGCAGGTATAAAGAGTAGTCGCCGCTGTACTCGTTAAATCTTTTTTAGCATTAACGTAAGTATTAGCCATTTCTACAACTAACTAAGAAACCAAGCGGTGGCTTGTGCAGTGTGTGACACAGATGCATCGCGTATACCTTTATCAAGCTGATTAAAATAAAGACGTAATGCGTTGTTTATTTGGTTAAATGCACTTTCATCATACTCTCTTGGCGGATCTGGTAAGACAGGTGCCCTAAAATCTATGTCATAACTTGTTTTATCTATCGCCATTACCTTCTCCCATCAGGGCGCATTTCTAAACGTGGTGACCCTAACTGCCATTTGACCCCGGCTTCACTAGATTCTATCTTTAATGCTAGCTGCCTGCCTCGTACCCGCAGGTCTAACCTAGAAGTGAACGCTTCGATAGGTGCAGTTGCTGTTCTAGTTATAGAGCCTGTATTTGTACCCCCTTCAGAAGCAGGAGAGTTACGCCCAGACCCAGAGTTTTGTGCTGCAAACAAAGACAACGTAGCACTAGGGCTATCTACGGTAGACCCATCAAACGTCACATCTGGATAGACCTTCTGTATAAACGCAAATTTATGTCCATCATCTAGGTCAAACTGTGCTGAAGTAATAAACGAACTAATACCTGCATTAGTGCCTGTTTCGTTATCATCTATGCCATCTTCGTGGTTGACCACGTTATTATTGTAAGTAGCGGCTAACGGAAAATCCCGTATGCCAGAATCTATCCACGCAGATCGGCTAAGATTACCGTAGTACCAAATGTTTTGTGCGTAGTTATATATAACGTACCTACTAGCAGTTGTAGAACCTGATGGGCAGTAGAACCACCATATCTCACTAAACGCTTCGTTAGTGCCTGCAAACACTTGGTCATATTGTTCTGTATTAAAATCATTAAATATGTAGCGTTTAACCGTGCAAGGTAGTGACTGTACACGACCATCGTACCGATAAAATCCGCCCACACCCATCCAATAAGCTACACCGTTTGCGTATGCCACAGCTCTTGTAGACGCGATAGATAAGTTTTCGCCCACTGTTTGTGATGACCACACCGCTGGAGCACCTACATACTGCAATGCGTACAGCGCAGAATCAGTCCAAACTAGTATTTCCTGTCGGCCTTGTACGGCGGTTATTATCTCAGATCCTTTGGACAACCTAAGATCACCTGCTTGATTTGTAGATGAAGGTGTCCAATTGACCGCGTTCTCTTGGTCAGACCAACGTAACAGCATGGGGTCTATATCTGTGCTGCCAAGCACATTTGTACCAAAACAAAACACAAACCGATTATCTGATACGAGCACAGTATTTACTTTTACAGGAACATTTGACGCATTAGTTTCGCTAGACAGTAAGACACCACGAGTGGTTAGTGCATCAGTTGCATCCCAAAAAAATAAATTACCCCCACGAGCAGCAAATATAAGATCTTCACCAAAATTAGATTGGGTCCACAAGCGAAGGGCATCAGTGGATGTTACACCTACACTCCATGTGCCAAGACCCCAACCAGCAGCACCCCAGCCTACAAGTGTTTCTGCTACTGCAGGGCCAGTATTTACTTGGTACGTAGCGGTTACAGAGCCGCCACCCGAAGCTGAAGAACTTGCGGCTTCACTAGCTGTTATGGTGTATGTGTTACCTGTTAAATACGTTATTTGAAACTCGCCGTTTAAAGTCAGCCCACCTACAGCAGAAGCGCCACTAAACGTAACAAAGTCATCGTTTATATACCCACCAGCAGCGTCCGTGACTGTAACTGTGGTCGATCCACTTACGGTAGTAAAAGGGTCTGTAAGCGATACAGCAGCGCGTATAGGGGTGATGTCGTAATACGTTCCACCCTGTTCTATGTAAAACTTTAGATTAGTGCCTACACCAAGCAGCTTTTGACTGCCTAGTGTCACCCAAGAAAACAAAGACCTAGCAATACCCAAAAACGAGTTGGTAGATATACGATTCCACCCACCTATCTTTTCTGGCATACCGGAACGAAATCTTATTTTGTCGCATTCGTACCAGCCGCCCTCACTTGTATAGCGAGTGTTTTCTCTATCTACTCCGGGCTTAAATACCATCTTTTGTAGTGGCATTACTGGTACTCTCCTGTTCGGATCATTTCAGTCACCTCTACGGCACGATTACCCACCTGTTGACTCCAGCGGCTGTCCATAAACTCGTCGGCTGCTATATCAAATTGCTCACGAGACATGGCTTCAATTGCTTTGATAAACCCACGCAGTCTTGTCTGACCCAGATTGAAACTTATGTCGATCATCGCATCCTGACGCGCTTCGTTAAGGGCAGGGAACCAGAAATAAGTGTCAGTTAATTCTTGTCGGACACGCTCTATGTCATTGTTCAAAAGGTAATCTATTTCGTCATCAGATAACCCAAGACCGGAATCAGCTATATTGCGGCCAACACCAATAGTTTCATAGCCAGCAGAGCACATATAAACTTTAGAGCGAACACCTTCATGGCGTTTTAGCATTTCGATTAATTGGGTCATTACTTCTCCCTACTCACGCCTCTAGTTTTTTCGTAGGATCTCATAGCGCCGAGACCCAACATTCCGGTCATAGTGGTCATCAACAGCGAGGGGTCTATCTCTGGAACTTCTACCCAGATACCTGCAATTGGTGCAATCAATACATGATACAGAAGACCCAGACTACAGCACCAACCAATCGAGGGACGCCACCCAGCTACAAATAAAGATTTATGAGCAGCTTCTACCTTGTTTACTTCTAGTTGCCCTTTGGCTAATTCATTCGCATGGCGCTCTGCTAAGGTACTCAACTCAAAGGCGATACGATTTTTCTCGTCCTTGTCTTCAATAACTTTGTCGAGCAAAGATGTAGCTGGGCCTATTAGTGAACTAAGTATGCTCATCGTTTTGCCATGTACGCTGTAGCACCAAAGTATAAACCCACAATGCTTGCCTGACTAAGAAATAACATATCGCTCAAGGAAGCCAAAGTGGACAAGCGAGACTCAGGTATGAAGGGCAAAAGTGGTAATATAGAGTAAACCACCATACTGCCAAGACTAACCCAAGCCATTCTTCGTTGACTGTCTGCTTTCTCTTCACGCAGTTCGATCTCAACAAGCTCTTGATTTCTTGCAAGTTCTTCATCGCTAACCGTCCCATCCCCATCAAGGTCATACTGAGCATAGCGCGATTTCGGTTCTAGCTTCTTAGGACTCATTGTCTTTACCTGCAATATACCCCGCACAAAGGCTGACAATGCCAATGATGGCGTGTTCCAACAACCTAATTACAGACTCGTCGGGTGGGCGGCTTTCAGTAATCGCTATGTAAAAATCGCCAATAACTATGGTCGCAAGCAGGAAGATCAGTCCTACAACCAAGATCATTACCATTTTAGCTTTCATTCTGTGTCTCTTTTCTTCGGATCACGAAACAATATCTTAGTGCCTGCGTCTGCGGTTGGTATCTCTCGTACTGCACAATAAGTGGTGAAAAATCGGTTGTTGCTCAGAAGCTGATTGATTCTGCCAACTGATTGCGCATTAAGCGCGTTACTGTACTCAAGGCAAGACGTAAGTTCTTGAAAGAAAAACTCTTGGCCGGTGGGTTGACCACGCTCAAGGATAATCAAAACAAAGATCATCATGGTCATACTTCAAGATCCAAAAAATCTTGTCGTGAAACTCTCAATGTAGAGGTGTGTATTTCTCCGCTGCGGTATTCGTAAACGAACTCACTGTAACGAGTAATAGCAGAGATTTCTTTGGTGGTGTTGCGAGATATTTGGTCGATGCGATAGCTGTCACGCAACTGGTCGATGCCGTGATATAAGGCATTTACGCTGTTCGGAAACGGTGGTATTTCCATCACAGCCTGCGCTTCTTTTTGACTGCTTGAGTTCTTACGGCTTGAGGTTTAACAAGATCCCAAGACATTAACTCTACATCAAGCTGGTGTGCGGTTCCGAGAACGCGAGACATCGTGTTCTGTACGTAGATCATTCCGCCGTATTCACACTGACGGTGGTTATACCGCATCCACTCCATAGCGATGCAGTGCCGATACTGTGGCGGATTGACCAGTTCTAACATTCGCCATTCCCTTAGATCGCAGTATAGATTCGGGTTGGCAGGATCATATTTTAGTTCTGGTTCTTCAGCATTATTTCGATCAGTTGTTGGAGCTTCGCGTCGGACGCTTTCGCTGTCTCGCTCTGTTCCGCCAATGAATCTACGATAGCCTCTATTTTGCTCGCATTTACTGCTGCTAACTTTCCCGTTGCTTGTTGTTCCTCGACCACATCGACAACTGCGGCCTCAATCCTGTCCACTTCCTCTTGTGTAGCCTGAGCTTGTGCCTGACTAGCACCCCAGACCATCGCACCTGACAACGCAGCAGCGCCAATAGGCAATGCCCATGTCGGTATCTTTATTGTTCCGTCACTCATATCAACCTCCTAAAAACTGTGGCACCAAGATGCTCACTACAATTAATCCAATAATCCACCACAGCCTGTTGCCGAAGCGGTCAATCTTTTCATCCAGCCTATCAAAACGCTTAGAGCCATCTTTTAGGCGCTCTTCTATCCGCTCATACCTCAACGCACACTCACGCTCATGTGCATTGATCTCTTGTAACGCTTTATCGCCTTTATCCAATTCCCAAACCTCTACCATCGCTAGATAGCACATCGCTATTCTTTTGCTTTGCCAACGTTAAGTGCCAAGGCTTCAATTACCGGATACACATATTTAGCCATAAACGCATCATCTTTCGGAGTTGGTGTAGCTGCACATATTGCAGAGGCAACGACAGATAGCGTAGTCAAAGTAGTTACAATTTCTAATAAACTCATGCGGCTAACTCCTCTCTAAAACAGTTTAAGTTGGCCGCTACGGTACGGCGTTCACCTTCGCCTCGGAAGGGGTAGACCATGTGCTGCATCCAGCTTGGAAACATGTACAGCCTACCCACCTGTGGGCGCACAACGATGTTCTGCGTGGGTTTGAGGCGCTCTTTATCCCACTGCGAGCTTTGCCCATAGTTAAAACACAAGCACCCGTCAGATTCACCAGACGCATTATACAGGCCGTAGTCCTCGGATCCGGGCCGTGGCCCTTGTTCTATCTGAGGTGGCACCTTTGTCCAAGTCGTGCAGCTTATGCCCATGATCGTTTGAGTGCCATGATCATGGATCGGATTGTAGTCCCCTGCATAACTATGCACTGACCACAGATCGTCTATCTCAACGTTGCGGTTGCCATCAAGCATCTGACCTGAACCCTTCATAAAAGCATTGATATATTCAACGCCCATAGAGCGCACGAAGCCAGAAAAGCCAGCCACAAGAGCGTCATCGCAATCCATTCTAAGCTGTTCTCCCTCATGGATTTGACCAACGAGAGTATC